AAACACAGCTTTGTTATGCAACATGACCAACGCTGGAATCCCTGATTTAGCAATGCAAAACGACCTACAAACAGTAGGCTCTGCACAAGTATCTACAAGTGTTAAGAAGTATGGGACAGGGAGTTTGTATTTTGATGGTTCTACTGCTTATTTACCTATGGCTAGTAATCCTATTTATGCTTTTGTTGGGCAATATACTATAGAGTTTTGGGCTTACATTACTTCAACACCTTCAAATTATGCGCCAATAATATATGTCAATGTTAGTGGTGGTTTGCAAATTGGGTTTGATACTAGCAACGGAAAATTTGGTGTAGCAAGGTATCTTGTTGCTTGGGATTTGGAAACTACGGCATTTTCTCAAAATCAATGGGTTCATGTAGCAATAACTAGAGATTCATCAAATACAACTAGAATTTTTTATAATGGTGTGCAACAAGCATCTGCCACATTGTCTTACTCTTATCCACAAGCTAGTGCATCAATAGGTGGCGGTAATGGTGGTTATTTACCAGGCTACATAGATGACCTACGAATCACCAATGGTTATGCTAGATATACTGCAAACTTTACACCACCAACCTCTGCGTTGCCAACCTATTAAATCGGAGAAATAAATGTTAATCGCAATCGTTAATGGACAAACAGTAGAACAAGTTGGTGATTACCAAGTTCTGTTTCCAAATACTTCTTTTCCTAGCTCTGGCCCAACTCCTGAGTGGATGGCTGAGAACTCATGCCTTCCTGTAACAGTCTATTTGCCTTATGACCCTGCTACTCAATATCTTGAGTCTGTAGCACCATATATCAATGCTGGAGTGGTTTATACCGTTCAAGTAGCTCAAATGACCCCTGAAATGATTGCTCAGTATCAGGCTGGTATTGCTGCTCAAATTGGCGCACAAGCAGCAGCCCTACTATCAGCAACCGATTGGACAACAATTCCTTCTGTAGCCGACCCAGCACAATCTAACCCTTATCTGACTAACCAAGCTGAATTTATCGCATGGAGAAGCCAAGTAAGAGCTATTGCAGTAACTCCTACTTATACATCGATAATTCCACCACAACCTAAAGATACTTGGTCTAATCAGCCAGCACCTACACCCACAGGTAGCACAACCATTAATGTAGGCACTTCATCAACAACAGTTAATGCTGGAACCGCATCAACAACAATTACTGCATAATGTTTGGTAAGAACCCTATATCTTCTGCACCGTTTACTAGTCTTAGTAGTAAGATTATTACTACGCTATTAAGCGTATTAAGTACTTCTACTGCTACTATTTCACGTGTTGTATCTTATCTACGCACTCTAAGTGTTTTAAGCACTTCTACAGCGACGATTACTAAGGTTATAGCATATCTAAGAACTCTATCAATTTTAAGTACCTCTGTAGCCTCTTTAACGGCTCTTACAACGCATTTAAAGGCTTTGACAGTATCTGTATCTAGCACAGTATCAATAGCGGCAGGAAAGGCTTATTTAAGGGCTTTAAACGTACTTTCTACTTCAACAGTAACAATCAGCAGATTAAGGGGTAAATTGTTATCTGTATTAAGCACAAGTGTTGCTTCTATACAACGGTCTATAGGGAAAACCCTTAGTGTATCTGTAAACAGCCTTGTCATCATCGTTGTTAATGCAACGCATCAAATAGGTTTATCAATTTTAAGTATCTCTACTGTAACCATAAAAAAGGTACTTTCTTTAAGTAAGTTATTAGCCGTGACAAGCACTTCTACAGTATCTATCATCAAAAGTGCCATAAAGTCATTATCAATTACTGTAAGCTCTACCGTAACCATAATTAAATCTGCTTTAAAAACATTGTCTGTAACGGTTACTGAAACCGCCACATTAGCGTATAAAAAGTTTATTAGCCGTGTATTGTCAGTAATCTCTACTTCAACAACAACAATAGCATTAATTAGACAAAAATTAATGGCTGTTTTATCTCAATCTTTTGTAACAATAAATAAGGGATTGTCTATTAGTTTGTCCGCAATTTCGACTACAATATCAACATTACTAACTGGATTTATCCCTAAATTCGGTGCAGCAATAAGATATACCTTCTTGGCTGATGTAAAAGATAGATTAATTGAGTCGTACAAAAAGAGAAGTATTCTTGCTAACAAGAGCAATACAAAGGTTCAAAAATGAGTGCCCAATTTAGTTACAAGTACACCACAGAATCAGAGCTGTTTTCCTTTGACTTTAATCCTGTATTAATTCCAACGGAAACTATTATTTCTGCTGCTTGTACTGCAATTACAGAGCAGGGAACAGACACTAACCCATCTGCCATTTTGTCAGGTGCACCAGCCTTTGTTAATGGAAAAGCTACTCAAAGGGTGATTGCTGGTCAAGATGACACCGTATATCGCTTAATTATGACCGTTAACACGAGTCTAGGAAATACCTATACTTGTGTTGGTGACATTCCAGTTTACTCTCCAGCAACAGCATAATGGCACACGCAGATTATTTAAAAAACGGTGACTACAATGCTATTTGCGATGCGTGTGGTCATAAATACAAGTTTTCCCAACTAAAACTGAGATGGGATGGTTTGTATGTATGTAGCTACGATTGGGAAATTAGACAACCACAAGATTATGTAAGAGGTGTGCGTGACAATCAGTCCGTTCCAGTATCTCGACCTGAAGCTCCAGATATGTTTGTGAACATTAATGTTATAGAGCAATTTGTGGACGGTTATCCTCCAAATACATTTACACTAGGATAGAATTATGGGAATACCACTTTATACTAACAACGCATATTCTGCATTAGCACAGGGTATTACGGCTACACAGACTACCATTCAAATTACAGGTGGAACTGGAACATTATTCCCAAATCCTACTGGCGGTAATTTCTTTTATGCCACTATTTTAAGCATTAGCAATCCTAACTCTTATGAGATTGTTCAATGTACTGCTAGGTCTGGCGATGTATTAACAGTAGTTCGTGGTGCTGAAGGAACTAGTCCTCAAGCATTCAATATTAGCGATAACTTTCAATTACGAATCACTGCAGCAGGTCTAAATTCATTTGCAGGCCAATCTGTAGCATCAAATGTTAGTTATGTTCCGTCTGGCTCATTAACTGCAACTAATGTTCAAAGTGCTATTGACCAATTAGAAGCACAAATCATATCCCCAACGGTTGCTGTAAAACAAGAATATCAAACGGCTACAGCAGGTCAGACAGGATTTGTTATTAGTTCATTTACTTATGTTGTAGGTTCAAATGGATTATCTGTCTACGTCAATGGCAGTAAACAAGTAAAAACTTTAAATTACACAGAAACATCTACTTCAACAGTAACCTTTACTGCAGGATTGAATGCTGGGGATATAGTTGAATTTGTATATATTTAACAAGGAATAAGAATGACAACTTTAATCCCACAATTTGAACAAACAGGTTCTTCTACTAATAGACCTTTTAATTTAAAGTTACAGGAAGTTATTTCTGTTAAAGACTTTGGGGCTACCGGTAATGGTACTACCGATGATACAACTGCTATTCAAAATGCAATTAATGAAGTAAACAGCTTAGGTGGTGGTATTGTATTCTTTCCTGCAGGTACTTATTTAGTATCTTCTACCTTAACTGTTAGCAGTGGTGTAACACTACATGGCACAGGGCCTCAAGGCTCTTTCATTACCACAGCCTCTGCTACATTAAATGTCATTAACATCACTGGTTCTTATACTGGTGTAAATAACATTGGTTTCAAGACTACAGCATCTGCTAGAACAGCAGGCTCTTACATTATTGCTGCTGGTCAATATTGCTACATTAATAACTTTTATATGTCTAAACCATATGTAGGTATTACTGTGACAGGCATCTTCACCTTTATTAAAGAAGGCTTGATTGAAGATATTACTTCTCGCAACACTACAACAGGTGGTGCAAGTTTTGTTATTAATGTTTCTGGCGAAGCTGACTGCTATTTAGATAGTATTATTTGCCGTATTAATAATACCACTACAAGCACATGGCCATCATACGTTGTTAACTGGGTAGATGGTACAGTATTTCATGCACAAAATTGTGAATTCCTACAAGCTGATATTGGTCTTAACGTAGCCCCTACTAGCGGTATTGTAGACTTAGGAGGTCGTTTTACTTCTTGCTACTTTGATACTATTTTAAGTCATTGTGCAATTATTGACCCACAGACAACTTCTGGTGAAGCTATTGACATTAACTTTACTTCTTGTGAGTTTGGTGCTAACGGCGGTAACGGATTAAGCATTACCCAAACAAACAGTGAGATTACTAACCAAATTGACATTACAAGCTGTACCTTTAATACCTATGTAGCTAACTCAGGTACTGGGTTATATGTAACTACAAATGCTTCTCAAATTATTGACCTAAACGTGGTAAATAGCCGTTTTGGTTTTATTGGCTCTGGTTTCCAAGATGGTATCAGCATTAATAATGCTTGTAACTATACTATTAATGGTTGTGATGCTTCTTACAATGCTCGTTACGGTATCCATACACAAGGTTCAAGCAATATTTATGTAGTAGTAAATAACCGTGCAACAAGCAATGGAACAGCTAATGTTTTAGATGCTGCTACTGGTTCAACTAAAAACGTATCTGGAAATATTGGCTAATCATGTCTGAGCAATTGGATTAGACAAAGTGATTAAATTAATTCTTGGTACTTAAGGACAAAAATGACCGCTACATATCAACAAACTCGTGACCAAGTCATTAATGGTGCTCTGCGTGTATTGGGAGTAATTGGTGCTGGTGACACACCTTCCCCACAAGACTACACTAACTGTTCTGAAGCCTTAAATCTATATATTAAACAATTGCAGACTAAGGGTTTACCCTTATGGCTAGTAGAAGACTTACAAGTTCCTATGATTGCTGGTCAATATGTTTATGCATTAGGCCCAACTGGAGATGTAGTCTGTGACCGTCCACTTCGAGTAGTTATGGCATTCATTAGAAGCCCCCAAGGGAACGATACAACCCTTCAGGTCATCTCACGTCAAGAATATATGCAACAGGGCTATAAACCGTCTTCAGGCACTCCCAATCAAGTCTATTATGACCCTCAATTAGGCAATGGCGTACTGTATGTATTTAACAATCCTAATGCTAGTGGTTGGACTATTCACCTACAAGTGCAAACTCCTATACAAGATATTCTGACTCCAGGTCAAATCCCTGAGTTTCCTTCTGAATGGTTCAACTGCCTAAAATTTGGGCTTGCTGACCAATTATCATTAGAGTATGGAGTTCCTGCACAAGTACGTGCTGAACTATCTGCTCGTGCAGCTAAACTAGAAGAAATTATGACTGATTGGAGTCAGGAAGAAGCTGATACATTCTTTTCACCTGATTACCGCTTTCGGAACTGATAAATGGCTATTTCTCGTATTCCCTGTGGCCATAATATCGGTAGTCGTGATGGAACTTTGGATAAAGATTCAAAGGTTGGTAATGCCATTATTGAGATTGAAAAGAAAGAATCTACTGCTATTGTTAAGCGTCCAGGATTATTAACTTATCAAACACCCCCTTCTACAGGAGCAGGACTTGGTATATTTGCCGCTGGTAGCCACCTACTTAGCATTGTTGGAACTACGCTATACGATAACAATGTGGCAAAAGGAACTGTGGACGGCACAGATGAATATGATTTCATCTATTCTGTTGACCAAACAGTAGTATTTCTAAAAAATGAAACAAAGGGTTATGTCTATACTTTATCAACAGGCACCCTTTTAGACCTTTCAGGAACCATAACAACGCAAGGTGGTACGACTGTTAATGGTAGTCCTACAGTAACATTATCTACAACCAATTCTGCAATTCAAGTTGGTCAGATTGTAACTGGCACAGGAATACCTGTTGGTACATATGTTTTAACCGTATTTGGAACTACTTTAACTTTAAGTCAAAATGCAACAGCAACAGGAAGCACTACCCTTACCTTTACTACTTCTTACCCTGGCACTACTGTATCTGGTGCTGTCTTCGTTGATGGATATTATGTTGTAGGCACTCCAGAAGGACTGCTCTATAACTCTAACGTAGAAGACCCTACTACTTGGCAAGCCATTAACTATGTAGGAGTAGTATCAGACGCTGACCCATTAATTGCTATAGGTCGTACCATTAACTACATCGTTACCTTTGGCTCACACCATATGGAATTCTTCTATGATGCAGGAACTAGCCCAGGTAGCCCATTTTTACCCTATCAGAACTCGGTTATTCAGTTTGGCGCAGCAGCAGAAGATTCCCTAGTCGAAATGGACAATACTCTGATTTGGATGGGTACAAGCAAACAAAAGGGATTCCAAGTTATTGCGTTATCAGGGCAATCCCCACAGATTATCTCTAACCAATACATTGAACGTATCCTTAATAACTGCAATCCTGACTATGCTTATGCATTTAGCATTAAGACATCAGGACATTCCCTATACGTATTAACCCTTAGAGACTTAGGGTATACCCTAGTATATGACTTTGCACAAACTGGTTGGACATATTGGACTACTACTGAGAATAACGTAGAGGGATATTTCCGTGGTCAGTTTTACACCAAATATAACGATTTAGACCTATTACAGCACGATGCTACAGGCGTTGTTTACCAGTTTGACCCTAATACCTATGAAGACTATGACAATCCTATACAGGTATTCTGTAGGACTCCTTTAGTAGACGGTGGAACAAACATTCGTAAATTTTGGTATGAAGTCCAAGTCGTTGGAGACAAGATTGATTCTTATGCCTTATTGAGATATACCAGTGATGACTACCAAACCTTTTCTGCATGGCAAGACGTTAATCTCAATACCACTAAATCCCAAGTCCATAGATTAGGACAAGGACGTAGACGTGCTTTTGACCTACTCCATGCAGATAATGTTCCGTTGCGGTTAGAATACTTTGAAGTAGATGTCGAACAGGGGGATTCGTGATTTTGTATCAAGAAGAGGCGTATTCTGCTTGTATAGAAGAATTAAAGGCTATTTATCCAGAGCATTATGAAGAATTGGCGGTTGAAAAGTCTGTTCCCCTTGAGCCAGACTATGATACGTATTTAGCCCTTGAAAAACTTGGTAAAATCAGTTTAATAACTTGTCGTAAAGACAGTGAATTAATTGGGTATGTTATGTTTTTTATTAACACCCATATGCATTATAAGTCTTGTAAAGTAGCACATGAAGACATTTATTATCTCAAGAAACCTTATAGAAAAGGCAGAATTGGGATAAAATTGTTTCAATACGCAGAACAAGCGATGAGAGAGAAGAAAATAGATAGGATAGTCTTTGGTACTAAAGTGTACTTAGACAACTCCAAATTGTTCGAATATTTAGGGTATAGATTCTATGAGAAATTATATACCAAACTACTCTAGGATATAACATGAGTGATTCAGTCAGCAGTTTTTTTAGTAGTGTTGGATTAGGTGGAAGCCTATCAAATGATATAGCTCCAATTGTCGGATTAGGAGCCGCCGCATTTACAGGTGGTGCTAGTCTAGGATTAGACGCTGTAGCTGCAGCCGATGCCACAGCAGCAGGATTGGGATATTCTTCTGCAGCAGAAGCCATTGATGCAGGTGCAGCAACTGCTACAGAATTAGGACTTCCTGCAGGAACAACATTATCAGATTTAGCGGCTGCTGGTGGCACTGCTTCTCAAGCATTTGTTGACCCTAGTGCTTTTTCTAGCTTTGTAGGCCCAAGTGGTATTCCTGATGTACAAGCTGCTAATGCTGCTGCCGCTGCACAAGGTGCTAGTGGTTTACAAGGATTATTAGGAACTGCTAAATCTGCAGGACAACTTATTGGTGGTATTGGACAAATTGGTCAGGCTGCTCAATTATTAAGCGGTGCTGGTAAAGTATCTCCTCAACAAGCTGACCCATTTGCTCAGTATCGTTCAGGATTAGCCGCACAATTAAACCAATTGCTACAAAATCCAAATACTGTTACAACGACCCCAGGTTATCAATTTAACCTTTCACAAGGTCTACAAGGATTACAAGCTCAACAAGCTGCTCAAGGACGCTTAGTTTCTGGTGGTGCATTGTTACAAGGTCAACAATATGGACAGCAACTAGCATCTCAAACATACCAACAACAATTACAAAATCTAGCATCTCTGTCAGGTGCAACACAATCTCCTGCCACAGGCGCAACAACTCAGCAACAACTTGGATTAGGTAATGTTGGTTCCACTGCTTTAGGATTACAACAATTAGGTGCTGGTGCAGCAGGTGTGCTTAATCCTTTAGCAACTCTATACTCTCAATATAACACTCCATCCCCATCGGTGAGCTAACATGGCAAGTTTATCTGAATTAGCATCTGTATTGCAGACTAGCCCACAAGAGGCATTCCGTCAGGAAGATATTGCACAGCAACGCTATCAGTTGCAACAACAGGCAATTAAAGATGCCTCCGCTGATATGGGACAAACTGCTCCATTACAAGGTATGGCTAAAAGTATGATGCCTCCTGGAATACAATTACAGTCTTCTAGTGGAATTCCAACTGCTTCTGGAATATTAAATCAGCAAATGGTTAATTCCCAACAAGACTTTATGGCATCTCAAAAAATGATGCAACAAGCAAACATGGCTCGTGCTATGGGTGATGACAAGGCTTATGCAAATTTAGTATCTGAAGCACGTCGTCTACAGACTACTGCCACAAACAACATGGCAAATGCCAAGAAAGAGTATCAAAAGTCTATTGATGATGGACTTGAGTCTTTATATAACGCTAAAAGCCAAACAGAATATGATAACCGTTTAAAAGATGCTTTAGAAAGAACTGGCATACCAATGCCTAAAGGAATTCCTGAAACATGGAGTCCTGATGTTCGTGAAAAGTTACTTTCTAAAATGTCTCCTGAAGCTCGTACACGTGTTGAAAAAGAAGAACGTGCTGAAGCTACTGCTAGACGACAAGAGCGTTCTGCTGAATTGCGTGACCAAAGATTAGAAGCATTATTGCGTGATAAAGCAGGAGCAGGTAAAGAAGAGCCTTCATCTAAACGTATGTTAAACGCATTAACACAAACGTCAGATGCGTTGAAAAATGTTGCTAATTTAGAAATTTCAACTACTGGCCCAATGTTCCAGCAAAAGCAATTTAACAGTTTATATACAGCACCATTATCTGCATTAAACCAAAAACTGTCTGATGAATCTTCACAAATGCTACAGACTCGTATGACAGGTGTTGCTCGTGGTTTAGCCGCACTTGAATCAGGTGGCGCAGCAACTGGATTGGTTGGATTGACTGATAGCATTGAAAAAGGTACATTTATTCCAGCAGGTGCAAGTTTAAATGTGACATTAGACAAGTTAGGTGAGATGCGTCGTATTGTAGAATCTTCCGCTAAAGTCATGTTAAATGACCCAAAAGTTTCGCCAGAACGTAAACAACTTGTTCAAGACGAACTAGACATAGTTCAAAAAGCCATTCCATTTACTCAAGCAGATGTTGATAGAGCACGTAAAGAAGCTAAAAAGAATCCTAAAATGAGCATTACCGATTTTGCTACTCAAAAATTTGGTGGCGATAAACAACAGTCTGTAACCGTTGGTGGACAAACTTATCAACGTCCTGCAAATATGTCTGACCAAGATTGGTCTGATTACAAAAAAGCTGTTGGAGCGCAATAATGAGTCCTGAAGAATGGTTAGCCTCACGTCAAAAGACTGAAGCACCACAAGAGGACAGAAGCACTTGGGGGAAAAGACCCGACGGTACAGAAAAAGGTGCTGGATACTTTGGCGTTTTGAAAAGACCTGATGGTGGAATATCCACAGAAATATCTATCGGTGTTGACATTGGCGGAAAAGAAATGGAGATACCAACTCTTGTTCCTACTCTGACTGAGGACGAAAAGAATTGGTTATTGACGCATGATGTAAAAGATAAACTCCCTAAATCTATTGAAGATAAAGCTGTAGCTCATGCCAAAAAAAGAATAGCTGAAGGTAAAAGTCCATTTGCCTCAAGGGAAGAAGAACCTAAAAAAGTAATGACCCCTGAAGAGTTTATGGCTTCTCGTAAATCAGCAGAACCTGCTAAAGAAGATAAATTTGCTGAATACAAGCAATTTATGAAGGGAGATGAGCAAGCACAAAAGATGCGAGCTTTTACCAAAGAATTAACCACTCGTGACCCATCTAAAGCAGGACAAGTAACTGGCGAACAAGCTCTTGAAAAGATTAAATCAGGAGCTATGACTGGTGCAGCTATTGGTGGTGGTGTAGGTATGTTTGGTGGGCCTGCTACTGCATTAGGTGGTGCCGCTATGGGTGGATTAGGTGGTGCTGTAGGCGGTGGATTAAGTGCATTAGCTCAAAACTTAGGCTATGGTGAAAAAACCCAACAACTAGCCGATATGATTGGTATGGGTATGGTTCCTGCACAAGCTGGTATCAAGATGATTGCAGAGAACAAACTTGCTCAATCAGCAGGAGATTTAGTTAGCAATCTTGCCAAGTCTATGATTCCTAAATACGGCACTATTCGTAAAATTGCTTCTGTGCTTCCTGAAGCTAAAATATCAGGTGCAGCAGCAGAGAAAGCCTTAGGAGAAAAAGCGATTACTGCAGGTGCTACTACCGAAGCTCGTGATGCCTTCAAAGCAGATTTAGAAGCAACACATGGAGAAGGTGCTACTGTTAATAAGCTCTATGAAGACGCTAAAACTGCTTATGACAATGCTCTTGTTGGTAAGACTAGAGAAGAGCTTGGTCAAGAGTTTGCTAAGATTACTAATGAATTGCCTGAAGCATCTCGTGCCGCATCTGCCAATAAGATTCAGAAGTTTTTTGTTGATGAAAAAGGTAATCTATTAAGTGGTAATGATGTTATCAATAACATTAAATCTGACGAATTCAAAGCATTAAGCAAGAAAGAACAAGAAGCTGTCCGCAAGGTTGTTAATGACTTTATTCCAGGTAAAGCAGAACAAGTAGCCCGTAACGCTGCAGAAAAAGAGTTTGTTGCAATTGCAAAAGATACTTTGCCAGAATTGTTTAAAAGCAACAACTATAAAATTATCAATCAACAAATGGGTAATTTTGCTAAAGATGAAACTGGTCAAAAAGTATTTAAACAAGAATTGGCTTACTATCTTAAAGGACGTAGAGTAGAAGAAGCCAAAACATTATGGGCAAATATTGCACCAAATGTTAAACAACTCATTATCAAAGACCCTGTACAATTCCAAAAAATTAGCGATGTAGTAAATAACGCTAAAACAGGTAAAGATATTTCACGTGCAGCAAACTTATTAATTAAGGCAGGTTATATTTCAAACGTCCCACAGGAGAATCAATAATGCCACTCAAATCAGGTAGTTCTAAAGAAACCATTTCTAAAAACATCAAAACTGAAATGAAAGCAGGTCGTCCGCAAAAGCAGGCAGTCGCAATAGCCTTACGCTCTGCTGGCGTTCCTAAGAAAAAAGCAAAAAAGAAAATGATGAAATAATGGCTAACATACTGCTTTTAGACCCTGCTGGTGCATTAGTTGACTTTGGTGTCCGTTGTCTTGCGGAAGGACATTCCGTTAAACAATGGATACGCCCTCATGGTCAGGAGCGTTCTAAGATTGGTCGTGGACTCATTGACCAAGTCCAAAACTGGCAGATTCATGCTAAAAATGCAGACCTCATTGTTTTGTCAGATAACGCCTTCCAAATGCGTGAATTAGAGAAATTCCATGAAGAAGGCTACCCTATTATTGGGACAAACCAATTAGGTGCCAAGATGGAGCTTGACCGTGATTATGGTCAGGAGATTATGAAAAAAGCAGGACTCTCTGTCATTCCATCCCATGAGTTCCATGACTATAACTCCGCAATTGACTTCGTAAAGGCTAATCCAAAACGCTATGTATCCAAACCTTCAGGAGATGCAGACAAAGCTCTATCATATGTATCTAAATCAGCTGCTGACATGGTATTCATGTTACAGAGATGGAAAGAAACGGGTAAACGAAGGGATTTCATTCTACAAGAGTTTGTTCCAGGTATCGAATTTGGAGTAGGCACTTGGGTCGGCCCTAATGGGTTTACTAAGAACATCCTAGAAGGCTTTGAGCACAAGAAATTGATGTCCGGTAACTATGGTTGTAATACTGGCGAACAAGGCACCGTCATTAAATATGTTAGTGAGTCCAAACTATTTGATGATACTTTAAAACGCTTTGAAGACTATTTGGTTTACATTGGTCATACAGGTTATGTAGACCTAGCCTTTATTATTGATGAAAAAGGTGAGCCACGTCCCCTAGAATGGACTATGCGTAAGGGATGGCCATTATTTAACATTCAACAAGCTCTACACAAGGGTTCTGTTGTCGATTGGATGGTAGACCTACTAGATGGTAAAGACACCCTAAAAGTTCGAAAAGACATTGCTACTGGTGTGGTTATTCCTATTGGGGATTACCCTAGGTCTAAGACTACTGGACGTGACCATTCAGGGTTCCCAATTTACGGATTACCAGATGAATTAACCACCGATTTTGCCTTATGCGAGGTAATGGTTGGAAATGCCCCACAGAACGACGAGAATGGCATTGTAGAGCGTCCAAGCATAGTGACGGCAGGGGACTATGTACTCGTGGCAAATGGGCTAGGAAAGACCGTTAAACAAGCCTGTGAGCGTGCCTATAAAAACGTAGATAAAATTGAGATTCCTGATTGTATTAATGTTCGTGATGACATTGGAGAAGCATTAGAACACCAATTGCCTGTTTTACATGGTTATGGATATGCCACCGAGTTTATCTATGACGAGGTAAAAGAATCTGAAGAATAATGGCATTTAAGAATTTACCTCCTCCACCAGCAGTTAACCAAGTACTTGATACTAGGCAGTGGAAGGATTGGTTTTACACCATTTTCCAAAATGTCAATACTAATAATGGTAATTTGGGTACAATGGCAACACAGAATGCTAATGATGTAGTCATTACTGGTGGCTCAATAGAGAACCTAAATCCACCATTAGCCATTATCTCTGGAGGAACTGGAGCTAATAATGCAACACAAGCAAGAATTAATTTAGGAATAGTAGGCGGTAATAGTGAATATCAAACTGCAACGGCTGGTCAAACTGTCTTTTATATAGTTTCGTTTACGTATACTGTTGGAAGCAAAACTTTGATGGTCTTTGTAAACGGCAGTAAACAAATAAATACAATTAACTATAACGAAACTAACTCAACTACTGTAACCTTTGTTAATGGTTTAAATGTTGGTGATTTGGTTGAATTTGTACTATAAATATCATGGCGATTAATTTAACAGATGACGAACTAGAAGAATTGGTTGAAAAAGTAACAGAACGTGTACTAAACAATATGTATACGTCTGTAGGCAAAAATGTCATACAGAAATTTACATGGCTAGTAGGTATATTGGTCATTTCTATTCTTACGTGGATGGCAGGTTCTGGCCACATCGACATTAAGTGAAAAAGTTTTTGACCGACCTTTTAACTCAAAACGATAACCAAACATGGTGTATTGCTAGGTTTGGTGTATTTCTTGGAATTATCACATTTGTTTGTCTAGGGTTTATCCATACCATTTATAACCATACGATTGATTTCACAGGATTTGGTATGGGATTAGGCGGTCTTTTGGGTGGTGCAGGAGTCTATGTTGGCTCACAAGCTGCAACCGATAAGGATACAAATGCCAACCCCTAATGTATATTTCAAAATTGCTTTGGTTGTTGTTATTCTTCTTGCCTTTTTTATTGGGGGGTATTATGTGGAGCATCTACGATTTGTTCAATATAAGGTCGAGGTTGAAGCTATGGCCAAAGAACAAGAACTTCACATCGCAGAAATCAAAAAGCAACAAGAAATAACTACAAAGGGAATACAAGATGAATATGATGCGAAGCTGTCTGCTGTTCGTAATTATTACAAGTCTACAAGCGTGTGGAACAACAGTTCCAGTAAAATGTCAGGAATTTCCACAGCCCCCAGCACGGCTGATGTTATCGCCTCCTACAACAAACTTGCTGAACAATGCTCTGAAACCACAGTCCAACTGATTGAGCTTCAGAAATGGATTAACGAGCAAGTAGGAATCAAATAGTCAAGACGGCACGAGGGTAATCCACAACCTAGTCATTTTCCGTCTTTCGGACTAGGGCATCAACGAATTGGCAGGCGAGGTGGTGTCCCCTCACTTGTGAGGCAAATTCCTCACCCAGCCATCTCTAAAGCACGATTACGGACTTCTTGAACTCGTTTAGTCCAGCCTTCTCCAAACTTAGGAAATATCTTTAAAGTTCTCATAAACGCCAATCGTTTATCACAGAACTCATTAATCATTGTGAGAGGGTTAATCTGACTTATAGCAGCCACAGTGTTATTGCCGATAGCACCATCAGCAGGAACACCCACAATCTCTTGTATCCATTTGGATGCCATAGACACACCGCTATTGATGGCAGCATCAAAAAGGCAATAGTCAAGTCCCGAAGGAAGAGCATCTCCGTGTATCGCATCCCAATATCTCTTTTTATATAAAGGTTTTACATCATCAAGTGTAAGGTTTTTCATTACATCTACAGTAACAGGATGTCCTACATATTGTTCCCATGTTACTTTTGTGCATCCATATTTAGTAGCACCGCCTGGGTCGCCAATAGAATCTGAGAATCCCCCCTCAGAACGAATGACATAGTCAAAGGACTTATCCCAGTTTCTGTTCACGCAGTACCCCTCGGTTCATTTTTATAGCCTTCTATAGCCTGTTTCAGAATAGAGATGAACCCTTCCTGAATGATGAGTTTCATTAAATCAGCATCGCATTCTATTTTAATGTCGGCTGACCCATCTTCGTTCTCTACGAGTTCTGTAACAGTAAATTGCATAGTTATACGTTATGTAAACGCCCCCTAAAGTCTACAAGGTCTTGAGCTACTACTCGAATCATCTCAGGCTGTAATAACATTTTACGCTCAAAAGATAACATTACAAAGCCTGACATCCAATCTTTTGGGGCATCTTCAGTGTAGTTAAATTGCTGTCCATTAGGGTCAGCTAGGGTGCCTGTTTGTACTCCCCAACGTGTGCCATTGTAGTCTGTCACTCCGATGACATTTAGGGCATGGGTATGTCCAGTAATCATACTGACACCACTGTTTAATGCGTTATTACGCCCTCCTGTCCACCCACCCTTCCAACGGTGCTTGATACAGGTATCCTCATTAACCCAAAATGACCAACACGGTTGCCATAGTGGGAAATACTCTCTTAGGGTAGTTCCTGGCACTCCTTCGTAAGCAGGTAGATTATTGACAATATTGGCTGTAAACCTCATGTCATGGTTACCTAGTGGCCAGTAGAGCTTGGCACCCTTGGCTACTTTCTCAATCTCACCTAGATAATGCTGACAGGCTTCTAATTCTTCTTTTACGGAAGGGAGCTTATCAAAATCCATGCGAGGATGACGGCTAATACCAGCACCGTCAAAAGCGTCACCATTGCATACAATTGCTGTAGGTTTAAATTCTTTAATAGCTTCAAGAAGTGCTCGATAAGCAGTCGTAGTAATGTCAGGCCAAAAATGGGCATCAGAAAAAACGATAACACGACCCTTTTCAATATCCAAGCCACGTCTAGTGTGTCCTTCTGTTTGAGAAATCTTCTTTTCAAAGCCTACCCTTTGGTCATTAAATGTAGGAAGTTCTATGCCAAGTCGTGTCTCAATAGACCTTCTACGGTTATACACAGCCCTGACATTCATTTTATGTGTTCTAGCAAATGTCTCAGGACTACCTATTCGTTTCCATTCTTTAATAAATTCGTCGTCTGATAAATAATAACCTGCCACCTTATTCACCTAATTTGTAAGTTTTGATTGGTTCGTGGCTCTTTAAGTCAACTTGACACGCCCACTTCACCGCTTCTTCTGCACTTAATCCCATCCTCATGCAGACTTCTGCAGCCATAGCACCAGAGCCTATAGCCATAAATGTTCTCACACGTTCCCATTCTAAGTCATCTCCACAAGAAAAAAGACCATCACTGGTCAATTTTAGGAAGGAAGAATCGGATTTGAGCTTCGGTTTAGTCTTTTGTTTCTTGTTAATATAGTCAACTACCTTTTCCCCATCAGACCAATTTCCGGCTACTCCTATCCACCCACCATCAATTTTGAGTATCTTTTCTTCAAAATACTTTATGCCAGCGTCCTCATCAGAGAACTGGCTATCTGAAACTAATACTTTGTTAATCCAATCGCCAACAATCGTAGTCATAGTGTAGGGGAGACTGCAGACGGACGGACAGTGCCGTCATGGGGGAAGTGGGGGATGAATGCCTGCAGTCTCATTGTTCAGTGTATCAGATTAATTATTCCGTGCGAATTCCCCGTGATATTTTGCACGAGCTTCTTGTGCCACAAGGTCAGCTAATTCAACATCCTCAAAATAACCGATATGTTTCTTTTTTTGGTTAATAAGTAGTTGTACACACCATTTATTTTTATCAGAATGCCAATGGACATTTTTGAAACCAGATGTATTTGTGACCGCTAATTTTTGGCTAGTAATGTTTTGTTGATGTGTTGCAGCCCTCAAATTACTTATATCATTATTTAAAGGATTGCCGTC